GTCAGCATCAATCAGTTTCATATTCTTCGCACTCCTCCACTTTTTCAATCATTTGCTATAAAATTAGCAATGCATAACACACATACTATAGCATTAAGCACCAGAACATCCCACTTCTGATTGATTATATTCACAACAATGTATGCAGCATTTACAATGCCTAAAACTAATGTAAAATATTCATTCATTATTTTCGTCCTCCTCGACATAATCCTCACAGTCCTCAGCGTATTCATAGCTGTCCATCATGTCACACCGATTTTCACAATCGTCTTGCTTATCGCAGTAGACACAACACTCTGTTTCACCGCTTGGACAGTCTAATTTACAATATCCCATTTAGTCCTCCTTGTATGGTTCTGGGAGTGACATCCATGCAATAACTTTATACATCTTTGTTCCTCCATGCCCATCTGAATATTTATCCCATTCAAGATACCCATATTTCTTTTCGTTCCAGTATCCATCATTCCCAAATTTTAAATAACTCGCAATTCCCATGAATATTTCAGGTGTTCCATATACCTTTTCAAGAGTTACAAGACACTCTCTTTCATCTTCCGGTAATTTCTCACTGACCGGAATCCATCCGTTTTCTTTCTCGTCCTGCTCGATAGCTTCTTGCAACTCATCAATTAATTCCTGAAAAGTTACAAATGCATCCCTTTCTTCGAGGATTTGATTGTCAGCTTCAATGTATTTTTTCAGTAATTCTTTTACATGCTTCATACTTCCACCTCCGAATCCTCTGGCATCTGAAATACCATTTTATTCATAAGCACTTCTCCAATAGCTTCAGCCAAAAGTTCATTTTCTTTCGATGCTGGTGCTTCTTGGAACATCTTTCCAATATTCGGAGCTGTCATTGGAATTAACTCTGCGTCCGCATATGCTTCTTGAATCATATCCAGTACTTTCATGGCTTTTTCTTTGGTGGAATATCTTCCGACCATGAGTGAGCCTGTGCCATCTTCGACATAGATATCATCACTATCCTTTTCAGGAAACGCTGATACTGTGCAAATATTGTCGAAATTTACAATCATTCTTTTATCCTGACTTCTGATTAACATTTTGTGTCCTCCTTATCACTTGCTCTTCGATTCCACTGTTCTGCAGCCTCTTCATAATCCCACGTGCCCGTACAAAAATATAATCCACATTCGCAGTGAATACTTATCGGATAACCTCCGCTGTCAGGGTCGTAAAAAGATGGCTTCCAATCTCTTTCTGGGATATACATATCTTTGTCTGTATCTATCTCTTTTCCGCAAAACGGACAAGGTTTTAATTTATTCATTTTTCCTCCTTATTTTCTCGTATAATTCAAAATATTCTTCCAATGTTTCTGGCAGTTTGATACAATCTGGTTCATAAGGTTCTGGATATACTGTATATCCGCACTTCGGACATTTGATTTCCGGCGGATAATATTCAACCCATTCCATGTTTCCACCACATTTTCTACAGCGGATATATCTTTCTACTTTCTTTGGCTTCGTTTTGAAAAATGAAGTGTAATTATTATTTTTCATTTTTATCCTCACTTTCCCCATGTAAGTAACTGACGCGCTATTGTGCAGTTATTACATGATTTTATACTCCCATCTTCTTAACCAGATTCTTATTCATCTCGTCAAATCTTACATCTGTGTTCTCTTCAATGTCCTGTATCATGCTCAGAACGCTCATTTTACCCTCATTTGCCATTTCAACGTACTTATTGGCAGTTTGTACGACTGCAAGCAAACGCTTCGTGGAAAAGCCATATAAACGTCTCAAAGCCATCATGGTTGTGACGGTGTTAATCGTATTACTCCAATCCTCACCAACGGTAAACCCATCTTCATAGGCTTTCTTTTCCATTTCCTTAAGTTCCTTCTGACAGTTCTGGATAGACTGCGCGAACATATGAGCCTGCTGATTCGTGTATGGAATGAATGCTTTCTTTTTCTGTTTGATTTTTAGGCTTCCCATCCAGCAACCCTCCTTATATTTTCTGTTAAAGCATCAAACTGTTTCAACATCTTCTGACATCCGTTTCTAGTCACCTGCATATCTTCAGCGGAGTCATCTATCCAATATTTTCCGTCAATCAGATAGCTGTTATCCAAGAATGTGCGGAATCTGCATTTTGTAAGTCCGAATTTATTCATGATTTCTCTTTGCGTCAAAGACTCTACAAATTCACCGTCTGCTGCAACAATGTCATAAAGTTTCATCTCGTCTCCTTGCTTATCTTCCTTATTCCGTACCCAACCGGAGTATATGCCCTGTCGGTACTGGGGTGGTTCGTCTTAAGCAAACCATCATCAACCAGATTATTGATATGTTTCCAGACTGTAGCTCTCCCGGCATCCACCCTTTCAGAAATTTCTGTAACTGACGGTGCATATCCAACCAGTTTGATATAGCTGACGATATACATATATATTTCTTTTCTGAGAGCCTGCCCCTGTTCGTATCTATTTTTCGTGTTGTACATTTTTCTCAACTCCCTTTGTTTGGAATCAATAAATTTACAAAATGCTAAAACAAATTCTTTTGCTAATGGATCTGAATATATTTCTATCAATTCCATACAACGGTCATAAGCTGCTTTTGAATATTTATCTGTGAGTTCAACCAGATAAAACTCTTTTATTAATTCCCATAATTTAGGCATAAACATTGCCATGATTGGAATGTCTTCTTTTCTTACACTTACCATTTCTTCTCCCTTGAATGTGTAACGTGTAACATAAGTATTTAATTTTTCCTATAATTACCTTTTTATATAATTATTAAAATATACTTTATAGTAAAATATTAGTTACATTAGTTACACTAAGTAAAAAATCCAGTATTTATAAGGGTTTGAGGGTGTTTCCAGAGTGTAACTAAGTGTAACTAGCTGTAACTAGAATCAATCAAATGGTATCTCACACTCACACATTTTTTCAAATTCACTTAATTTTCTGACTTTTTGGTAGCATATCTGCGGACCATACTTTCCACATCTCACCCGTTTCCCACCATTTTCCCTTTCCCATCCGTCAATGCAGTTCTGCATGATGGAGTGAATTTCATTGGACTCGAACCTTGTGGGCTTGCGGCCCTCGTTACCCAGCGCCTGTTCATATAACATTGCAACACAAACGCGTGGCTCCGCTGTATGGTCTAACCATTCTTGAATAATTCCGACTCTTACATCCTCTTCCATGAATTCCTCCTGCTTATCCTCTATATATTGCTGTAAATTCTTCGGAAGAATTAATTTAGGTGTTCTATCGGCCTTTTCAAAAAGCTCCATAGCTTCTCCCCAGGCGTTTGTAAAGTCTGACGCTACGGCTTGTGGATCATCAAACATGGATTTCATGACATGTTCCTTTCTCGTGACTATCGGAAGGAATCGTCTGTTGCCTGTTCTATCGGTCAGAAAACGGTCATTGTTAGTTGTCCCGGCAAATACGCATACTCTTGGTCTCTGCTCTGTTCTGCGCCCATATGGAGGCCTATACGTGTCTACTGTGGATGTTAGAAATGCTTTGATACTCTCAACTTCTTTTGCTTTTTTAGTAGCCAGTAGTTCTGCCAGTTCCACCATCCACATGCCACGCAGCTTTTCCGGAGCCTTATCACCTTCAACTGTATTAAAGTTGTCGTTATACCATGCGTTATTGAGCGATAAGAGTCTCAGAAATGTAGATTTTCCAATTCCCTGTGAGCCGTATAATACTGGCATGTAGTCAAACTTACAGCCCGGATGGAATGCCCTACTGATCGCACCTAGCATAAACAGTTTCATGCACTCCCTGGAATACTCTGTGTCTTCCACTCCCAGATATTCTGGAAGCAATTTGATGATATATCCTGTCTTTTTATTCCACTTATTCTTATGAATGTCAGTAAGCATATCAACAACAGGGTTGAATCTGTTTCTATTTGCCACGATATTAAGTGCTTCCATGATCTTCTCCAGGCTCTTTAGCCCGTATTTTGATTCAATGTACGATTTCAAATTGCTGTCATCACTGTTACTCCATTCCCTGTACATGTTTACATGTTCCCACGGGAGGCTTCCGCAAACAAAGGGCGCGTATGATAACTCGTTATATTTAATATGTCCATACAAATCAGGGTCATACTCAATGGCTTCACACATGTTCTTAATGCTCTGAATCATTGTTCCTTTTTCTGTAAAATCAAACTCCGGCTCCCTCCATCCTTGCGTTGCAACCCCCTCTGAGTCAATATAAATAGGCTTTCCTTTATCATATCTAGTCGCGCTTGATACAATGACTTTGACTTCCTGCTCAGACAATGGAGGTGAACAGGAACTTTCATTCTCAGCCATGGTGGCTGCGAACACTGATTGATCCGACGCCCCCTTCGCCTGCATCATACATGCAAAACGAAAAAGCATTTGATTTCTTTGCCCTGCTGCCACAATATTCGGCATAGTAAAAGCTGTGCCCTGTTTCTGATCGTCATGATTCAAGAAGTATTCTACATTGTTGTCAGCCTTTGCGATTTCAAATTCATCCGGTGAATATTCCCACTCGTACCGATTTCCGTTCTTATGTATTGATGGGGGAGCTACTACATACCCGCCATTTCCGCGAATATCTACACCATCAATAATTCCGGCTCGGTTCTTTATTCTGCCATTTCCGCGATAGTACAAATGATATCCACCGCGGCCCGTGATAGCCGTCCATGTTTCTGGGAAATCACCGTGTTCGCGTTGCCAGTCTTCAAGTGAATGATATCCATCTATTCCGCGATCTTCATCAATATCCAAATCAATTACAAAAACGTTCTGGCTAACTGAACCAGTCGCAAGACCTATGTTTGCATTTGGGTATTTCTGCCACCAAGCTTTTATCTGAGCCGCGTCCGTAGTTGCATCTTTACATCCATTTCTGGTAAGCGGAACTTTATCGCGGTATTTTAACGGGAAGACAGCAAATCCTTTTTTAGCATATTCGATAGCTGCATCATACATACTCGGATATTCATTCATCACAAACTCCTATGAACTGATTTAATATTTCTGGATTGTTTAAAAGATTAATGAAATCTATCACCGTTTTTTCTCGAATTGAATATATTTTATTACTTTCATCGTGAGCAACGATTGTCCCAGAAGTATAAAAGGTCTGAATTATGCCGTTTTCATCACGTACATTAAATTGTTTTCCGCTGTTGAATATTTCCACATTAAATCCTGCGTCTATTAATTTTGTATAAACATACAAGCTTTTATCCATCAAACTCACCCCTTTCAAGCCTTTCTTTTAAATCTCTGTACAATATTTCTTTTATCAGTCTTCCGGATGTTTCTTCCTTGCAAAAAACCACATTCATGTTGTATCGGACCATCCATGCAACGCTGGAAGCTAAAAACGCATTGGAGTTGAATTTGCTTCGATATTTACCGTTCAAAAGGTTCTCCCAGCTCGAATTTTCACAAACAAGATAAACCCTACATTTCCGATCTAGTGCCCGTTCAAACTCTCTTTGAAATCTCTCGCGCCCTCTGGTAAAACATGCAGCCAATTCATCTAAATTCATTTTTCGTTCTACTACGCAGAATGGTTTAATGGTTTTACACGTATCGAAAAGCAAACTACCATCTGGCAATACTGCATTATAGGTGTAATCACCATAATCCAATGTTGCTCGACTATATGGAGCGGAAAAGGACTTATACCGCTTCTCCGCTCGCTCGGTCGTTTGCTCCCTGGAATCAACAAGAATCTGGAAAGACTTTAAGACTTCTTTTTGATCGAAAATATCCATTAGTTGAATGGCATCTCCTCATCTGCGCCGTCTGGAACGCTCATGAAATCATCTGAATTAGTACGTGAGGAATTATTGCCGCTTAAGATTTTGTCTTTTGGAAGTTTGTAATCACCGGAGCGAATTTTATCGACTTTGCAGAAGGCTGCCAAGTTGGTAGCTCTTCCAACACTTCCATCATTCTTTTCATACTCTCTTTCGTTGAAAAGACCGCCAGCAATTTTGCCTTTGAATTTCTGCTCATCCCAGTCAAAATGGTATCCCGGATTAGATTCTTCAAGAGCTTCTGTAAATGTTTTAAAACGTCTCTTTGTCCAGTTATCTTTCTCTGATCCGTCATCATTCGGGATATTCAGAAGATAATTGCAGTGCCATTTCTTATCCTCATTCTGCTGAGCCTTATATTCTTTTGCGTAAAAGCCTGCATATTCGCCTTCTGCAATATCGCAGCTGATTTTTACATACTGGCCTACACTATTACTACAAACTTCGGCTCCAAGAATCTTTACAACGTAACCACCTTTTGGAAGTACATCATAATCTCCATAAGCCTGTGTTTTTTCATAATCTCCAAATCTTTTAATTGCCATGTTTTTTATCTCCTTTTAAAATATTTGTTATAGTCATAGCACATAGAAATGGCTTCTTCTTTACTTGCACATTTCCTATACTCACGAATTGCTTTATCATGGTATAATTGATGGATATAATGCGATTCACATCTTATCCGATAGGCGTACCGGCCTATTAAAAATACATACCAGTTTTGTTCTCTCATCAAAACTCCTTCATAACTTCAATGACCTTCGTAATATCATTCGGAATATATTCCTCTTCAAATGCTCCCAGTGGCGTTCTTGCGGTGTCGTTATGAGAAGTGGTTGAAAAACAATAGGTGTTCTCTTGCTTCATTGATCTGAGCAACCAGTTGAATTTACTGTCGATATTGTTTTTCTCAGTTTTTCTTCCATTGGTTTTGATTCTGGTAAACTCATAACCCGCGTCAGTCATTTCTGTTTGCGTGTGAAACAACAGGATCACTGTCAAATCGTCTCTGAGCTTCGACGGAATATCCACCAGATCCCAGATGCTCGAGGCAAGGTCCATCCACTTGTCATAGCCCTTCTCTTTGCACCTTCTCATTTCGTCCGACACCATAAGATTATTTACGGTATCAACGACAAAATAATGGATATGCGGCGCTTTTTCTGCAATGTTTAAAAGATATTTAATGATAGTCTGCGGGAAACTAGTCTTTACATAATTGTTCTTATCAGCGGAATACTGATCTCTCCAGCCTTTCCAGTTAAGCCCTTTTCCGTCACAATCACAGTAATAAGTTTCTTCTGGATTGAGATTGCGAAGAGATGTGCTTTTACCACTTCCAGGCTCTCCCATGATTCCAATTAAGTTCGCCATGATTATTCCTCCTCTTTGTCGTATACGATATGTTTGCTGCCTTCTAATATTAAAAGGCTTGCAATCTGACGCATGGACAATGTGCTTTCGTTGTAAATTTCGGTCAATGCATTATAAGCTTCTCCTGTTACTTTTACTGCTGCGTCTTTTTCGGTTATTGCCTGTTTCTTCCTTGCCGGAATGCGGATTTCAAATTTACTCATTAGCGTCCTCCTCTTCTGATAAAGCGAATAACGCATCTAAGCGTTCACTCATATTCATTCCTGAGCCAAAATAAACTAAATCATTGTATTTCTCTTCATTTTCCAATGTTATCTTCATGCCAATTATTTCTATTATTGTTTTGCTAATTTTGGGGCTGATATCACATATTACTGGCACTTCCTCAAAATCTTCATCTTCTCTACAATTTTCAGGACAAATTGAAAGCTCGATTTTTATTCCATTGTAAACATTACTAACTGTAAAATTCTTTCTTGAAGAAAATTCATTATAGGCTTTCATAGCTGAATCTTCTGCTTCTAAAAGCATTCTGACAATCTTTCTCTTATCCATTGATACTTTCCTCCTTATACGATTTCTGAGCCGTTAAAAGCCCGTTCAGAGCCTGTACGTAACTCGCCAATGTTCTTGCCTTATATGATTCTTCAATAGGGTTATCTGGGACTGTGGCAAGCTGTATATCAATCAGTCTCAGGATCTCATTAATCCTCTCATCCATGTTCACACCGCCTTGAAAAAGCAATACAGATTGTCTGAAGCATCCCCGAACTTCTCTCCGTCAATATCTTCAGCTTTGTGATACTCCACATGATCCAGAGACATGTCACAGTTCTCATAATCCAGAATATAATCACCTCTGGATTGAAGTTCCCTGAGCAGTTCATTGATACATCCTGCTATCTCCAGACTGGGAAGAAGCTTCATAATTGCTATCTGTTTACTCATTTGGACACTTCCCATCTATCAGAAGTTCCAGTAAGAAAGCTTTGATTATTCTGAGACTTTCACGACTTTCTTTCTCATAAAATGGATTAAAAGATACGTTTTGGTACAAATCCCACTTAAATTTGTCTTTGGGGAGGAGAACATCTTCTTTCCTTTTAACCCCTCTTACTTCCAAACCGTAGCCCGAAAAATCAAAGGTGATATTTGCTGCCGGAACTTCGTTCACAACTCTTTTACAAAGTTCATAAATTTCATCAATCTCTTTCTCAAACATCTTCTTATCCTCCTTATTTCTTACCAGTCTGCTTTCATCTGGCGTACCGCCCATGCTGCCGAGATACCGAAAAAGATGTTCAGCCAGATAGGTATATCCACATATTTCCCGGCAAGCATACAAACAGCAATTAGCATATACTCTTTCATTTTATTTCATTTCTCCTGCAATCCACACAAGGTTGCTCGCCACCAGTGCAGTGACCGTCACAATCCATGCAGTGAACCATCTTTTTGACTTTTTCTTACTTTCTTCGACAATTTCAGTTGCAAGTGCTACTTCGATGTCAGCCCATGTAAGCTGACTTTCATTTTTAATTTCACTCATATCGTGCTAATTTCTCCTTATTTTTTCTTATTTGTCTTTACAATTAGCAGATAGAGAACTATAATGTATCTATCCACTAAGGTACTTTAGTGGGTACAAAGCTCCGGGGCGGAGGCGTCATCTCCCTCCGGGGCACTCACTTATTGAGAGCTTCTTTGCCTTTCCAGACATGGCCGGTCACTTCATAGACTTTCCTAGGGCTTATGATATATGTGATTCGTCCGCCGGAAAGACTTTTTGCTGGCTTATTATTCTGTACAGCCACGCCAATCGGCAACCACCCATACACAATCCCTGCCCGGATTGCTGTTACAGGAAGTCCAATCAATTGGCTCGCATCAGATACACTCATACTCTCTGATGAGAACTCCGGCATCTGTGGAATGCCTGATATAATTCTCGCAACCTCTGCGGCGAACTGATGAATCTGTGCATTCTGCTCTACGTAATTATCAACTGCGCTCATATAAACCTCTTTTCTAACTGATACTCATTTGAGCGTTACAGTCACGTATCATCATTACTGTATTGGTGCATGGATGCCAATTTCTGACATATTCCATAGATTCTTCAAATCTCAGCTTAGGAATGTTATTGCGGGCATTTACTGTGAAGTAAGTCTTTATATCCCTGTTGCATTCAGCGAATACTTTCTTGCCAATTTCCTTGTAAGCATTTGATTCTTTCCCACCAAGGTGAGCAATTACGACACTTGACACTAAGTCCCTAATAGCTTCCTGCTGTGCATAGTCAATAGTCATGGTGTTTTCAAGTCTGTTAAGCCGTTCTTCGTGATCTAAGAATCCTGTCGCAATAACCTGTATCTGTTCAACTGTCGTCAGTGGTTTCCGGTATGAACCTGTCTTTCGAATTGTTGGAAGAACTTCATCCATAACCCACGCTTCGAATTTCTCTGCTGATGGAAGTTTCGATTTCATAATCAAGCGATACAAATCTCCCTCTGTTATGAAACTTGCTTCCTGATTCCTGCCGAGAGAATCTGTGAGGTGGTGTTTTACCACCCCACGGCAATGCTGTTTAAGTGCATTAACCGTGTCCTTGTAACCAAGTGCTTTCGCAACGTCAGCTCCAACAAAATACGGTTTCCCGTCAATTTCTATTGTTCGAATTTCTCCGAACTCTCCTGAATTAAAAATCTGTAATTCGTTCATAAGTCTCCTTTCTTGTGATATACTCCCAGTGGATGGGAGGTGATATTGTGTATCTCAACCGATTTATTGTTTCGATTCTTACCACCCTAGCGCTAAACGGATTAAAACTGTTGCCACACTTGCTACAATTGCTGGAATCACATATTCCATAATCGGATGGCGTTTCATATTTTTTACCTCCTTACTTTGCTTTTATCTCTTAATACGATTTTTATTCAACCTATTGTATTTCCTTTCCCCTCTACCTATAATGCATTTACAGGCACCGACATGCCGAGTATAACGAAAGGGGAATTATATGGTTGAAACAATTACACGACTGTATCATTGCCACAAGATTCACAAACACGTGACTGTTTATGAAGAGTATGAGGTTTCTGATAGCGGTCGCCACCTACTGCGGTGCTCATGTCCATATCATCAATACACGGAAATGAAGCCGCACTGTGATGGGTATAATGATCATGGTTTTCAATGTGGTTATGCAAAAAATCAATAACCAGACTCACTAACTCATCTGGTCGCTCACTTGGCGATAGGTAACAGTAAAGCCGTAGGTCACATTTGCAACAGTCTCCATCAGATTCTTTGCAGTGCTGGCTGACGGCTTTATTAAATTGTAATGCGTCCATTTATACTCCTTTCTGCTCTGGAATTTTCGGTTCAAGAAACCTATCTGTTTTATCAGGATTCTTGTATTTTGCGATTGTTTCTCCAACCCCAAGAAAATATCCCTTGTCAAACTCTGACATATTGGGAACTGCCTTGGCTATTGATTCGAGAATCTTCTTTTCTTTCTCAGACAATATATTCACTCCTTTCTTACACGTTTTGATTCTTCAAAAGCAACTAAGTCACTTTCTGACACTCTGTAACCAGAGCCGTTTAGATTGATTGCCGGAAGCTGTTTATTCCGTATCCATCTCCACACGGTAGGAACTTTCACACTATATCTCTGAGCGATTTCTTCGCAAGTGTAAAGACGTTCCAAAAAATCACCCCCTACTTATTTTTAGTTGCGTTTACCACTTATTTGTGTTATCCTAGTTAATGCCTATTGGCAAAGGAAAGGAGTGGTTATCATGACCCAACTTTTGAATTTGCCTGCTCCCTTTGCTCTTAATCCGTCCGTACTGATACCTCGACAGTTAAAACAGGTCAAAGACGGCTCTGATTGTTTTGTCAGCGATTAGGCATGTTGCAGAACCAAGACTGCGAAAGTGACAAGGTGCTTCAAGAAGCATTTGGTCTCGTCAGATGTGGCGTCAGCCTGCAAAGTACATAGGGTAAACAAATTTGGTAAAGAGCTGTTAGGGACGAGACCCCTAGCAGTTTCTTTTTATTTAATAGAAGCCTTGTTTCTATCAGATTGTGGTAAACGCTCAAGGCTTTGTGTTACCTTGTGTTATTATAATATCTCACTCAGATAGATTTGTCAAGCGTAAATCTCACAAAAAATTTGACAGAGTTAGATTTTTGTGCTACTATATACTTGCAGTTAAGAATAGGAGGTGAAAAGAGTGAATACCAGGATTCAACAAATAAGAAAGACTGCGAAGATGACTCAGGATGAGTTCGCCGAGAAAATCGGGGTATCTAAGAACTTTGTTTGGATGATAGAAAAAGGAGAAAGAGTTCCATCAGATCGAACTGTCAAGGATATCTGTAGGGAATTCAAAGTCAACTACGAATGGCTGACTAAGGGAACAGGTGATATGTTCATCCAGAATAAGAGAAAATCCGAGATTGCGGATTTCGTTGGTTCGGTTCTGAATGGAGAAGCAGATAGCTTCAAGATACGATTAGTAGAAATACTTGCTAATCTAAATGAATCAGAATGGGAAACACTTCAGAAACTTGCGAACGCTTTAGCGGACAAGAAAGAGGAATAAAAAGATGGGGACAGGAAATAACTCCTGCCCCTTTTCTTTATTTCAGTCCTAGAAATGATATTATAAATCTAAATATTGTATATAATTGGTCATGGTCTGCTTTTTCTATCATCTCAATAATCTCTTTTTTATAATCCATAAATAGCCCTCCCTGTCGCAACTACCACTTACACTACAGTATATGTCCGGCTTGTGGGAAATAGAACCGAACATTAGTTCGTTTTTGCTATTATACCACCTATTCCGACTCTTGGCAACTGCCAATGATACACATGAGCTCTTACTATTTTATAGAAAAAAACATTTCTTTTTCATCTAAATCACTCTATTTCGTTCTAAATCTTTACAATATGCTCTTAAAATGATAAAATAAAAATACCACGAATAGCCATACTTTACATAATATTGCAAAATCAGCGGTGCAAAATACATAATCCGCATGAAAAGTGCGAAGCGTGGTGAATAAAGCTATTAGGAGGAGCAATTCTATGAGTAAGAAAAAAGGTGGAAAACTTAAATGGGTAGTTTTAGCAGTCGTTGCCGTTGGCGTTATTGGTGCCGTTGGTGGAAATTCGGATCCAAACACCACGTCCTCTTCCAGCACATCTGCAAAGATGGAATCTACAAAAGAAGTTGATACGCCTGCACCAATTGAGTACACAACCGTATCAGTCAATGATATGATGTCCGATCTTGACAGTAATGCAATGGGTGCATCTGATAAATATAAAGGCAAATATCTTGAGATCACCGGAAAACTCAGCAACATTGATGCAGCCGGAAAATATATTGATCTTATGGCAGATGGCGATTTTGAAATTATCGGTGTGCAGTGTTACATCAAAAACGATGATCAGAAAGCTAAAGTATCATCTCTTACCAAAGGTGATACCGTTACTTTAAAAGGAAAATGCACAGACGTTGGAGAAGTTCTTGGATATTCTCTTGACATTGAAGAAATAGAATAAAATAAAAACCGCCCGGTATTGGCGTACCGGGACGGCGTTTATACATCTCCGGAGAGATGCTATATTCTGGCAAAACATATTGTATCATCTTCGGAGCAGTCGAACAACCCAGAAAATTTGTTCGGCTGTTATTTTTATACCTAAAAACAGCTATAAAGAAAAGAGGAATAAAATGTCGAAGAAAAGAAAAAAATATCCGAAACTGCCGAATAACTTTGGCTCTATCCGGTATCTTGGCAAGAACCGGAGAAACTGCTTCGCAGTGCATCCACCAGCTACACTGGGCGATAATGGTAAACTAAAACGTCCGCCGGCGATCTGCTACGTAGACGACTGGATAAAAGGTTTCACTGTCCTGACAGCATACAAAGCCGGAACGTATCAACCAGGCATGGAGCGAACACTCGAGGTGTCTCCTACAATGGACATAGACGCCCTTGTGAACCGCTTAATTGCTGACTACAATACAATCAAGGGCGTAGAGGGTAAGCACCCGGAAATTAAGAAATTGACGTTTTCAGATGTATATGAACAGTTTTATGCGTGGAAGTTTCCAGAGGGGACGAAACTGTCATACAGTTCAAAGGAAGCATATCGGACAGCTTATACAAACTGTACTGTTCTGCACAATCGCATATTCGAAGATTTAAAGGCTCCTGATATGCAAAAGGTTATTGATGATTGCAAGCTAAAAAAGCAAAGCCAGATGGCTATTTTGACTCTGTTCAAGCAGATGTACAAATATGCAGTCTACTCAGAAATTGTAACGGAAAATAAGGCGTTATATGTCCATGTCAATGCTGACAATGATACCGAACATGGAACACCATTTTCTGATCAGGAACTACAAATTTTATGGGATAATACCGACGATCCAGAAGTGCAACTCATTCTTATTATGTGTTACTCTGGATGGCGAATTGGCGAAGTGTTAAAACTTACGACCAACTTAAAAGAAAGATACTTCCAAGGTGGAATCAAAACAAAAGCCGGTAAAAACAGAATCGTTCCGATACATTCCGCTATATACCGTTTTGTTGAGCAGAAAGTGCTGACACAAGATGGAAAACTATGCGTATATACTCAGCAACACCACAGAAAAGCGTTGTTCTATCCTACACTGGAACGCTTAGGAATAGTCGGCAATCCGAAGCACACACCACACGACTGCCGGCACACCTTTTCTGCATTGTGCGAAAAATATGGCGTCCGGGAGAATGACCGGAAACGAATGCTCGGACACTCCTTTGGCGGAGATGTTACAAATGCTGTGTACGGCCACAGGACACTAGAAGAACTTCGGACAGAAATTGAAAAAATAAAAGTTCCATTTGTGACTAACTGTGACTAACGGAACCAATTTTAATCTTTCTAAAACAACCGAAATATCATTATCGAAACGCCGGAAACCCTATTAAAATCAACATTTTCAGCGATTTTACAAGGATTTCCCACATTTCATTTTCATTATTCTAATTTTATTAATTGTGACCAACAAATAGAATTTAGAAAATTGCGCAAATGCCTGTAAATACAGTGTTTCAGAGGTTATTATATTAGGAAACAATATTTTAATCTGTGACTAACGTGTGACTAACGATAACAGTCTAAAACTTCCGAAATGATACAAAATATGTTTATAAATAAAGTTCCCGGGGAATTAACCCCGGGATGCTTTTATATAGCAATCAAATCTTTCCATGTGGCGGGTCCACAGATTCCGTCCACTTCCAGAACTTCTTTCCTGGATTCCTGATAAGCTTTCAGAGCGCAAATCGTGTTCGCATCTGCTGTCCATGTAAGTTTCAAGGCTTTGCCGTTTTTGCCTTTAAAACCTCTGGCTCTTAAAATTTCCTGTAAGAGGAGCACAGATGTGTTTTTATCTCCTGCTTTTACTGTTTCTGGATTAAACATATATTCCCCCTTTGTCTGTGTAGTATTAGATTTTGTAGTAGTTTCAGTTTTGCTGGTAGTCGTACCAGCCAGTCCGGAAAAATCAATGCCCTTGCCGGTAAATCTCAGGCGATGAGTCCAGCCATGACTGTACAGGTACCACGGCTGTGTTCTGATTTCATTACCAGAATCATCAACAGTATTCGTAGTTCCTTCGGATGACCTTGCATGTACAATATTATCTCTATCAATCGCCATAGCGACGTGACGAGTTACATTTAATTCAAGATCACCTTTTTGCATCTGCGCATGTGCTGTCTGATTTCTTGCTACAACTTCAAAACCACAATTGCACATATTGAGCATATTTCTTGTATAGCTACAATGTTCTTTCAAGTATCTCGCTTGCGTGGTCAGTCCATTTTTTAGGAATGCATAGCAATATGCTGTACACGCTAGACTTGAGCAGTCAAATGATTTAGGATCATCAATCTCATACAGACTTCTGATTTTCTGACTGTAACCATGGTTATTGTCATTTGCAATATTTACCGCAAATTCAACTGCATCATGTATTATCGCATGAATAATCTGTAATTTTGTTTTCTTCACTGTATCTTTCCCCTTGTAATCTTTATAGAATACATTTCTATCCACAACTCCTGCGATCCCTGGTATCCTTGCTTTACTGGAATACTGCCAGCCTACACCAACAGATGGACGCAATCTTTCCTGTACAGAGCCATTATCACTAGCCGGATAACGAGCAATCCAACAATCGTACTTTTTCAGGGTGTCTGACAGAACGTTATTGTACCAATCAAGATTGCAGTAGATACCGACCTTATAACCGGCTTTCTTCATCCTAGTCAGAAATGTGACTGCAATGTTCTCAATCGCCTGTTTACCGAGTTTCCGTTGATTAGACCACTCGAGGTCATAGAACACAGGGAAATCCAGTCCACGCCCGTTCAGTGCGGCAATCACATCTTCCGCCTCGCCAATAGCCTGTGCCGGTGTCAGAGCGTAAGAATATTTGTACCCACCGATAAGGATTCCGTTGCTCTTACATCCCTTGTAGTTGTACTCGAATGAGCTGTCAACACCTGTTTTCTGATGGATTCTTAAAATGGCGAATTTGATACCGGATTTAGCTACCTTCGCCCAGTCTGGACTTCCTTGATAAGATGATATGTCAATGCCTTTAATTTCCATAGTTTCTCCTTTAATGATTTTTGCGACACCTTCATAGATTATGTTATAAAATTTTACTCCATTGTGACCACTGACTTAAATCAGAGTTGCGTAGGTATAGACTGCTATTTATATATCCTATTGCTATCTGAGTCACTCCTGCAGCGCCATTTCCATCTGCTTTTAAATTTAGTATAAAGCATCCAATCCCTGGTGAGTTCGGGCACGCTTTTCCATAGATTTTCGGTTGCAATCCGCTATATGTAAGCGTATTCAAATCTGTGGTTGTGTCTATTCCTTTAGTAATCAGAAACGGGCTTTTACTATTTAATTCATTAATCGCCCCCAGTACCGTTTTGCTATCTGTTTCAAGCCTCTGGAAAACCTTATCTGCGAGTTTGTTCAGAATCCAATCTGAAAGTGCTGACAGGCCAAGACGTTTGTTTGCTTTGCCTGCTGTATCAAGAATCATCATCTCATCTTTATCCGCAGGATTTGTTTTTATCGTGTAATCTGTCCACTTTGGCATGGCTGTTTCCTCCTTATGCTAAATATTTGTCTCGAATATATTTTTTGACTGCATCAAGATGAGCCTGTACATTGTCATCCATCACAAGAAAATTGCCTTTATTGTTCTGACTGACAACTTCTCCTGTTTCCTCGTTTACTTCAGAATAGGTGTAAGCAATACGGCTTCCCTCTCCAGTGCTAAGATTCATAAAACTTGTTAAAATCTTCTTCATGATACTACCTCCATCTGGTTAATAATGCTTGATCTGTCGTTAATAAGCTCTGATTCATAATCTGGCTCTGATACTTCAAGGCTTTCACTGTAGTCTGGCTCTGGCATGTCTGTGTCTATTGCTCTATCGTAAGCTGTTTCACTTGCATCGGCAAAACGCATGTGTTCATAGTCAGCCTGCCGCGCTTTGATTTCAAATGCAAATTTAAGCCCCGGAGTACCTTTTACAGTGAAATATGTCTGCTCTTTTTTATCTACCCAACAATCTCCATCTCCTTCCTTTTGTAAAAACACATAATATTCAATCCTTACATTGGTAGATTCTTGGAATATATCATCTATGTCTATCAGGCATGTGCCGTCTTCCGATACGGATGCTTCTCCGATGTCTCCGAACATGGGGGACGCCATTTCATAACAATAAAATGCCTGCGTACCATAGTTTTTTGTTGGAAGGATTCTTTTCTTTGTTCCTCGGACACTTAAATCTGCAAGGTCTGTTCCCGTTCCGATGCTATAGAAATGGCCACTGGCTTCTATATGTGTACCTGCTGTAACTTTTTTTGATGCCGAAACGCTGTCTGCCGAAACGCTTTTATTAAACGAGGCTGAGCTTGCATGTACGGTTCCTGTATAAAGATTGATTCCTCTAATACGCGTTCCATACAATGTCCCGTACCCCGGCACATACACTCCTGTATTCGTTTCTGAATAGATCTCTCCAGCTGAAGCGTCTAGCGTTACTTCTCCGTACGTGCCACTTGCTGAAAGCTTTCTATATCCAACTTCCCATCCAGCCAGATACCCGGTATCAATATACGAGGCATTCAGATACACCTTGTTGTCATAAAGATATAGTCCCTGTGTTTCCCCGTTGTTGGTTAATTTATTAAAAATATCCAACTGGGTCATATCTGACGCGTCTTTGCCATCATCGCCTTTTTCTCCATATACACCGATAACATGTGGAGTAGTGTTCACACTCGTTCCGTCCGTGTATGTGGTTGTCTGATAATTCCACAAATATCTTTTAGATGATGTTGGTGTCTGCACGGATTCCGTCCAACCTGATGTGGATGTTGTCACACCTGATGAACTTGAAGAAGCAAGGTAATGTTGCACAATTGCAGATACGCCGTTTCCAGTATCGCCTTTTATCTTCGTCCAGCTATAATCACTTGGATTTGTAGAATCATTCTCTTTGAAATCGGTATACTGCCCGATGTAAGTCTTGCCTGCGCTATCAGACACTGAGAAACCTGTTTTTCCGTCAGAACTGGTCGCATAAGCAATATGGAGATAAGATGTTTGCCCGTTATCTCCATTTATTCCAGGGATTCCTTGTGCCCCGTCCTTACCTTCAAATCGACTCCATGTGTATTTACCAGGGTCGTCGCTATCCGCTTCTATATAGTCCACATAAGTGCCAATATAGGTGTTTGGCGTTTCGCTCATTTGACTGGAAGAAGTCGGGTTCGCAACAGAACTATATTTGATATGAAAATAAGATGTCTTTCCGTCCTGACCGTCTTTTCCGCTTATTCCGTCTTTTCCATTTATTCCCTGAATACCCTGTAATCCCTGAATACCCTGTTTCTGTTTTGCAATTGTAAACTGCTTCTCAACAGAGAGGTTATTATAAGAAACTGACACGGTAATAATTCCTGTATCAGATGAAAGTGCCGTTACTGTATATGTTGCTCCTGATTTTAAACCCGTAACCCCGCTTCCGGCAGTAAACGTTATAGTTGCGTTGTTTGTAACATTCTCATCGCCATACAGCGCCGTCACCGTCGTTTTACACTCAGGGAATGCTGTGTAATTGCCTTCCGCATCCGTTGGAATACCCTGATACTCATTCGATAATGTTACATTTAGAGTCTTATATTTCTTCGCTTCTTCCGTAGCCGCATCCGTGGCAATATCGGATACGCTCTTGCCCTGCAAAGAAAATTCGGTGGCAAGAATATGAACTTTCCCGCTATCATCAATGTATAAAGTTGTTTGGTTGTCCTTATCAATAACCTTTATGCCTTTAGCATTGATAAATTTGCCCGCTAAAAGTCCTGCAAGAATGTAATTTGCATTGATATACAGTTTCCCGTCCTGTATATAAATCCCCTGGTCTTTACCGCCGTTTGTCAGCTTATTAAATACTTCATCCTGACCAAGGCTCGTGTCATACTCCTTGACCGCATTATCAATGTCGGTTTTGTCTGCGTATTTAAAATCAATCCAGTCAGTGTCAGTAAATGCACCGTCTGCTCGGCTTCTAACTGCTGTTTTGATAGAAGCTTCACCATCTGCCTTTGATGTGACCCAGAAATCTCCCATATTATACGGCGGCTTTGGCTGTTCGAAATAGACTGCCGCTTTCCCGTCAATCTTATCAAATAGATAATCTGGTGCTTCCTGCTCAATCCATTTGTCCCCGTCCCACCGCCAGCGCGTGTTGTTCGTGGTATTCTGCCAAAGGTCTCCTTTGTGGATATATTTGCCTTTTTCCCAGACAATTAAAATCTCATTTCCACCTACGTCCAGAATGGAATTGCCATCAACATCTGTCCACGGAATCTCTTCTGTTTCTGTCCATTCAAGCGCCGGGTCTGTATCCTGGCTCCAGGTCTGAATTTTACCGTCAAGCTGTTCTTGAAGACTTTCGATCGTATCGGCAAAAACACCCTTGATAAATTTTGTGATTGCAGAATCATCTGTATATTTAGATGCTCTCACCCAGTCATCGGCGTCATAGTTTGCTCCTTCTGCCTTTGCCTTTTGGCATTTAAGAATGTCCCCAGTCTTTCCCTGAACCCATAAATCATCAATGTCGTAAGGGGGCACTGGTTCCGCTCCAAATATTCTTTTCTTTACATTCGCCGTGTCCTGAGCTTTTGCCGCATCTGCCAGAGCTTTAACCACCGCAGTATCTTTTACATAGTCCCACTTGTATTCACCATTAATCTTTGCATATCTGTAAGCCTGTCCACCATATTCTTCGTTGTTTACGATGTAAAACAGGTCACCTAAGTGCTTTTTTTTGGTTATATCATCTGTCCAAGTGGATGCCGGTTCATTGTTACTATCAGGAATATAATCTCCAAAAAACGCTTCTATCTGTCCGTCAATCTGCTCCTGCAAAACCTTAATCTGCGGCGAGTAGACTTCTGTAATAAACTTCTCGACCTCGGCATTTGCCACGTTCTCAGGCGTTTTCCCTTTAATCGTAAGCTCTGTGGCATTAAGATTGACAGCCCCTGTCTCTGCATCAATACGGAATGTAATGTTCCCATCGTTGTCTTTTGCCGTGAATCCTCTTGTATTGATCCAATCAGATTGTATGCCGATAGCATACAGAATGTTCAACACTACATCGCCGTTACTATCAAATCCAGCTTTCCAAGTCTGACCTCCGTCTACCGACAAGAAGAATCCATCAACGCCTGTTTTATAGATTACTTTAGAGTCGGCAAGTGTAGGTTTGTCATGACGATATGAAATCGTTGAACCGTCTGCCTGAATTTCTTCTGTATAGTAAAACCCAAGGGTGTTAGCCGCTAGTTCGTTCATCTGCTTTAGCTTTGCATCATAGGCAGTAATCTTTTTCTCAGAATCTTTCTTTATGTTGTCGACCTCGACCTGCATACTGTCTGGATAGTCAGCATTGATATCCTCCATGCTTTTTGCATTACAAGAGAAGCTTGTACTGCCAGAGAATGCGAAGTCTACATCTGTCAGATATGAATAGTAAATATTGCCTTTAATGTCGGAAAATGTAATTCTATCTCCAAATGTGGCGTATCCGATTGCCATGCTGTCACAAGAGAACGGTCTTAATCTCATACCGACAAGTTCTTTTCCGATCAAGTCAATACCTGTCTGTTCATTTCCGCTCAGAAGCTTGTTATCAATCGTGATGACATATCCGTCTGTACCGTACTTATATTCCGTCTCATTATCTGTATACTTGACCCCGGTAACAACTACATCGTCAACATCATAGGTAAGATTTCTGATAGCATTTGATTTAAATCCTTTTCGTTCAAGAACTGTCTCAATTTCGTTACTTCCAACGTCAAGGATAGTGTTTCCATTAATGTCATACCATGGAACTGTTTCTAATGTAATAGTATCCGTACCATCGTCAAAAGTGATGATTCGTAAATTATCATTCTCATCAATGCGAGCGTTGCCGCCTGCCAGAGCTGCAACCATACCGATTACTGCTCTAAAAGTGGTGTTTTCCGGCTTCTTCTGTACCTGATAGTCTGCGTTTTTAAATGTTGCGTCGCCTAACACAATCCCGGTCTGCTGGCAGGCATCTTCTAAAACCTCCCCGGCAGAGCACGGGAAAACAAGGTTTGTATTGTAGCCTGTCTCTGCCTTGCTCATATAGTCCAGCAAAGTGAGATTAATCTCATCGGACGTGGCAGGTTTTTTCGATACAATGAATGTGCCACGGCGAATGGTTTCCAATCTATCAGACAATTGCAAATTTAAAAATAGGGTGAACTGTGCCCCGGCAAAGTTGTAGTCAGAGAATCTATTATCATCATTGACCAGTGCCAATGTTGCTGTTTTTTCAATAGCTACACCTATCGGGAAATCCCCGGAATCAGAAGAATCTACAATGCCGTTTCCATCAAGGTAGAAATCTTCTTTTTTCAGGCTTAAAGTTGTCCCATCACGCAGCACCGCATTTGCCGTAACATAATAGTTACTATTTAAGAGAGATTCCGTCTTTAATTGATTTGTGACATTAATCATACCGGTCGAATACTCCTTACATTAATAGTTAATCCTGTCCATCGTTCCTCATTGTCTTTGAGCGTTTGCGCTGCCATGTTGAAATTAGATGCATAGAACGTTTTGTCAATCCATTTGCCTGGTGTCCGAGGGTCTTTATGGTGAAAAGTGAACTGACTTTTATTAATCATCAAATTTAGAATGTTCGCAATCTCTCCCCATTTAAGCTCGCCCCATTCCATGTCATATCCGGCGATAGTCCCCATTGGCGTGTTGTGCATAACAAGATCCTGACTTCTCTTAGAGCTTTCCGTTGATGTAGTTGCGAACACCGGCTTGTATGTGTCAGGGGCCTTTATAATGACCCCGTCAATCTTAAACTGTTCCTGCGACATTTACACACCTCCTAACAAGAATGGATTTTGACCGCCATTTCTGCGTCTCCTAAGCTCTGCTTCATCAATAATAATGTCTAATAGTTTTCTGCCAGATGCATTAACTGTAACATTGTAGGTATTTCCGTCTCCCTGTCCTTTTCCTGATTCTTCCCGGACGATCTGACGCAACAGGCTTTCCGGTGTTTCCAAGTTATTGCCCTTTTTCTGGTCGCCTAATACCGCAAGAAATTCGCTTCGTGGCGGAATAACTGCGCCACTGGCCAGATATGGTATGGTGCTGACGCGTGGAAATGTTGCGTGAAATCCAATAGTCTTTGTGCCAAACGGTGTTGGAACAGACCAAGGCCCAAAGGAGAAAGCCGATTCGATTCCACCAATTGCATTATTAATCATTCCAACTGCATTATTAACAATGCTGATTGCCTGATTGATTGGTCTTTTAATAAAGTCTACAATACCTTCAAATGCAGATTTGACTGCATCTCTGGCAGCATTAAACTTATTAGTGATAGCATTTTTTATCGCTTCTACTTTATTAGAAACAAATGTAGTTACGTTTTCCCATACTTGAGATGTTTTATTCTTTACGCTATCCCACACGCTCGCAACTTTTGTTTTAATTGCATTAAACACTGTACTGGCCGTAGACTTAAGAGAATTCCAGAGGTTAGAGAGGGACTTTTTAATTGCATTCCAGACCGTTGAAGTTACTGCCTTAATCGCATTCCAAACAGTGCTGATAATGTTCTTTATTATGTTTAGCGCGCCTTTTGTTACGGTTTTAATTATTTCCCACGCACCCGACACAACATCTTTGATAAAACTCCATGCTCCATTCGCAATCTCTTTTATTCCCTGCCAAGCCAGTTCCCAGTCTCCTGTGAAAACGCCGACAAGAAAATCAATGATTCCGCTCAGCGTATCTGCTACATCACCAATTATTTTAATTAATGATTTTATAACTTTTATTGCTACGGTGCCTACAACGTTAATTATTTCTGCCACGACCGGAAGCAAATTCGCGATTATCCAGTTAATTAAAGGTACTAACACCGACTCCCACAGAAGTTTCAGAGAATCAATGAGTTTTCCGAGGAACGTTTCTATCTTTAAAATCGCGTCCCCTAATGGTCCCTCTAGTAACCCTTTGAACTGTTCTGCCAGTCCTTGTAGCACCGGAAGAATATATGTGTTATATCCGGTTATTAGAGTTCCGAATATGCTTGATAGTCCATCTGCTATAGAATCAAAGAATGGCTTTACATGCTCATCGTATAACCTCGATATTGCGTCACTAAGGTTTTGAACAACTGTTAAGACACCACTTGTTACGGTTTCTATTACTCCGAGGCTGCCCTCGATTGCTGACTTCAAAATGTCCTTGTTGTCGATAAATGGCTGTGCAATCATGTTCAGAATATCTCTGCCGAGTTTTGCGGCTGTTTCTGTAAGAACCATTCCGATTTCAGCAAAGATTCCGATTAAATCTGCTGTAATCTGCTGTGCGGTTTCTCCACCAAAAACCGAGAAAACATCAGCGAAAGCAACTGCAAGATTCCCTGCTATTTGCGAAATTTCAGCGCCGATGTTGAACATATCTATCAGATAGTTCTTTATTCTTTGCGCGTTCTGCTTCAGAAACTTCTCAATTCCGCCTATAATGTTTTGTGCAATTATTAATCCGATTCTGGCAAATGAGCCGGCAACTTGTCCAATTGCATATGCAAATGAATCGAAAAAATTATTTGCTGCTTTAGTAACTTCTGAATCAGTGAAGATATCCTTTAAAGATTTCCATATGGAGTCAAGGTCTTTCTTTATTCCGTCAAAAATCGGCTCGTAATCTCCTAATCCATCCCAGAATCCTTTTGCGATTAACTTGGCCAGCTGTTTAAACCTGTCAATTATCTTCTTTAGTGGTTTCGACATTTTGTCAAGAACTGTCTCACCCTCTGCTATCTTTCCATAATCAACGTTTTGCACAGCGTCTTTCATTTGATTTGCAAGTCCACCAGTCGTACTCGGCGCTTTTGAAGATGAATCCGCACTTTTGTCCGTTGAGTAATTATTTATTTCGTCAAGAGGACTAAGATATCCTTTTGCCGCCTTAGTAGCTTTCTTAGTTGCGTCTGCTGTATCATTTGTTGCATCTGCCAGCTTTTCGGCATTGTCGGCAGCGTTTCCATATTGGTCTGCCGTATCAGCTATTGCATCTGTCCCGGCAAGACCTGCGCCACTTGCACCTGTCTGACCAGAAGATTTTTTCCCGGTGATTAACTCCGTAAATGACTTGAAGGCATTCGCCAGAGTTGCCAGTTTGCCCAGTAAAATATTAATAACTTTCAGAACAGGAGTGAAGAGATTGATTAATCCCTGTCCAACTGTTGCCTTGAGAGATTGCAGCTGTAACTGCATCACTCTCACCTGATTCGCCCAGCTGTCCGAAGTACGAATAAAGTCACCAGATGCGGCAGATAACTGTTTCTGTACAAAAGCCAGACGGAGGGCAACTTTCTCCTGTTCTGTCATTTCAGATGTGGTCTTGCCATAACCATTCGCCAGTGCGTACTGGTCAAGTGCCGACTGGCTCATTACCACGCCAAGATCTTTCAATGTTTCCGTTTCACCTGTAAACACTGATTTCAACTTGATATAAGCCAAGTCCTGACTGATGTTATAAAATGATGCTACATCACCAGTCAGCTGCGTTAGAGCCATTGACATGTCGTAAGCCTGTGCTTCTGAGAATCCGAAAGATTTAGACATTGCTCCGAACGTTCCGACATACTGTTTTGCCATGGTCTCAGACAGACCGGCAGTGGTCATTGCGTTCTTCGCAAATTCATTAACCTTATCGGACATGGTTGTAAATGTAACATCGACCACGTTCTGCACTTCTGCCAGATTAGAGCCAAGTTCTACGCACTCTTTCCCAAACTGGGCCAATTTCCCAATTGCGAATGCTCCGCCAATCAGTACGCCTATTTTTTTTACTACGCTGCCAAGTCCGTTAAAAGACTGCCTGATTGCTGATACGCCGTTTTGCACACCTGATGTGTCCATTCTGGTATCAATAATGACTGAGCCATCAGCAGCCATGTGTCCACCTCCTAACTATTTAAGGTTCAACATCTCATTCAGCTTATCTTTATAAGCTTGCTCCTCGTCGCTGAGACGTGTTTTTATGTCAATAATATTCTTATTTTCCTGATAGAATTTCTTTTCCCATTTATCGAGTTTTTCGCCCTTCGCCTTTTTAGAACGGATTCCAACAACCGTGTTGAACAGACATTCACCAGATTCCATGAAATATCCGAAAAACGTCCACCAGTGCATATAAGGCACTGCTCTGATTTCTTTACCGGTAGCCTTGTTTACTGCCGGAATAATCATATTTCCATCCTGTTCCCAGTCCATCAAGCGGGGTTTAGGTTTATTCGGACTATCATCAGCTTGACCGCAGTCAATAAACTCGCAAGCTTTCTGACAAGCTTCTGTAAGATGTTCTGGAGGTATGCTTTGCCAGTCCTCAAATAGAATCTGCAACATAACAATAGCTTTCGCTTGTTTGTCCAATTCTGGGTCATTCATGGCAATTAGAATATCAATAATTACTCGAAAATCCGTTCTGATAGAAAAATCCACCCCACTAATATTTAGTGAGGTGGGTAACTCATAAGCGGTCATTTTGTATACTTCTCCGTGTACTTATTGGCTGCTGCCTGCATTTTCTTCTTTCTCTTTTCAATTACCGGTGCAATTACTTCTGCAATCTTATCCAGAACAATGTAAGCGAAAACCTGACCATTTCCAAATACAGTAGTTGCTGTGATCGGCTCTTTGAACAGGTCTCTGGACGCTTCATATCCGAGCAGATAGTTGATTTTGTCTTCGATCTGTTTGTTCAACTCCGCCATTTCTTTACCTGATGTGGCTTTCTGAATAGAATCTTCGAACTGTTTAAAATATTCTATTACTTCTTCCGCACGTGCCGCGACATTGATATCGGTTGGATTGAGCTTGAAAGAAGAAAAAACTTCGCCTTCGTTATTCGTGAATGTGAAATTAAGAATTCCATCATCAATGTTTGTGTTAATTGTCTTTGCCATTTTCTATACCCTCCTAAAAATTATTCGCTGTCGACTGTGAATGTACCGGAACTGATATCAAACTTTCCTTTTACACGTTCGCCGGTATAATTGACGGTAAACGGAATCTGATAGCCGGACGTATCGCCGCCGTAGGACGTCGGCACAATATAGCAGTCCTGCTGATATGCCTCATATTTGCCTGCTGTGGCTTCTGTCCAGAGATGAACCTCAACTGCTTTTGTTTTAAGATTGTCGTCTTTGAGACGTCCATCTACGATCTTCTGTAATGCTGTAAACAGATCAGAAGTAGTGTCTGCATAGAACGGATCAGCATCAGAAGAAACTTCGTAGCCGTTATGTTTGAATGTGGATTCTCCAAGAATGTTTTTAGATGTTTCAGTGTCTGGATTGAGTTCTACATTGTACTCTTCCAGATCCTTGCCAAGACGCTCATATTTCGGTGTCAGTCCCCCACAGAGGGAACCTGCATCAATGTAATGAGCCATATATTTACGGTCAATCTTTCCTGTAACTGCCATAGAAATGTCCTTTCTGCCTATAACTTTTAAAAGGCTGTGTAGGTTAGCGACTATCTCTAATTGATAGCCGGTTGTTACTTGCTATATTACTTCATAAGTATTTTCATAGCGTACTGACAATGGCAATAACCAATCCTGTACGCCACTCTCCTGTGGCTCTAAACCATAGGAGTTATCACGGGTGATACGTTTTATCACTCGCCCCTGCGAAAGCTCAGGGAACGCATTTAAGCGCGTCTCAGAGCCATTTATGACAACTGGTTCTCGACATATCCATTTGCCGAGATTGTCAAGGAATTTCTGAACAGATAACTTCTGCCTTTCCTTGTCAGATGCTGTTCGGTATACCACATAAAATGGATACTGGCATACCTGATGCATTGTTCCACAAACGTCCTCTTTTTCTGAATAAATCAAGGCACCGTTGTCTGCTGAGAACGCAATTCCGGATTCCTTGCCAAGTTCCTCAAATTTGATTGTTTCATTTTCATACAGTCCCGGGTACTGGTTCAGAAGTGCTTTCATGGCGTCTGTCAGAATTTCATATCCGGTTGCATCTTTTCCGATAGGTTTATCCGCCATGTCTGCCACCTC